AGATTGCTTTGGATCATCATTTTGACAGGAGTACATGTATGAGAATGAGAGACCGGGCAATTCAAGAAATTTCACGAAAAACACAAATTGCGACTAAATGCGACTTTTAAATGTGCTATTATGATAGTGTGAAAATATCGCGAGATACTTTCCTCCTCAATTTTAGAAAAGCACATGCCACTCCCCGGTGTGTGCTTTTCGTTTGTCCGAAGAAGGGAGGTGGTGGTGGTGTGACACCGAGGCAAGAAAAATTCTGCGTTGAGTACTTGATTGATTTAAACGCAACACAGGCAGCTATAAGGGCCGGGTATCGTGAGAAAACGGCATATTCGATGGGACAACGGCTGTTGAAAAATGTTGAAATTCAAAGCCGTATTAAGAAAATGCGTGATGATTACTATGATAAAACGATTATGTCAGCTAAAGAAGTCGAGTATCTGTTATCAAAAGCAGGCAGGGGCGAACTCAAAGAAGAGGTTGTCGTTGTTGAAGGTGTCGGTGACGGTTTCAGTGAATCAAAAATCATCAAAAAGCGTTTATCGGCTAAAGATCGTATAAAAGCACTGGAGCTTATGGGTAAACGCCACCACCTCTTTGAAGATCAAGATAGTAAAAACGGGGTGGAAGAGGTGCAGATTATTGATGATACAGATTAAACTTAGCGATAAAATGGCACCGTCGTTCTTCTCCGTACATCAGGACGTTAAACAGCACGGCCATACGCATTACGTGTTGGCTGGTGGCCGCGGAAGTACAAAGTCTTCTTATGTATCGCTTGAAATTCCACTGCTGCTTATGCAAAATCCCGAATGCCACGCGGTTATTTTGCGAAAAGTCGCAAACACACTCAGAAACTCTGTCTATACGCAGGTGGAATGGGCGCTTGACGCACTGCGCATATCGGATAAATGGAAAATGACGGTTAGTCCGATGGAAATGGTGAGGAAAGCAACGGGGCAGAAGATTTTATTCTTTGGCGTTGACGATAAAGCGAAAATCAAGTCTATCAAGCTGCCGAGCGGGTATGTCGGGGTGGTCTGGTACGAAGAACTCGATCAGTTCGCAGGAATGGAAGAAATCCGCAATCTAAACCAATCTCTCATGCGCGGCGGATCTAAATTCTGGTGCTTCTCTTCTTACAATCCGCCAAAATCGGCGAATAACTGGGTCAATGAGGAAATGCTGCTTGATGAACAAGATAGACTTGTACATCGTTCAGACTACTTAAGCGTCAATCCTGATTGGCTGGGGCCGCAGTTTATCTATGAGGCTGATAAACTCAAAGCAAAAAACGAAACTGCATACCGACATGAATATCTCGGGGAAATCACAGGTACCGGCGGAGCTGTTTTTGAAAATGTCATAGAGAAGCGGATTACCGACGAAGAAATACAGCAGTTTGACCGCAGGCGGTACGGCTTAGATTTCGGCTTCGCTGTAGACCCGCTGGCTTTTGTTTCTATGCACTATGACGCTAAGCGGGAGATTCTGTACATTTTCGATGAGATTTATCAGCCGAAGCTGACGAACAGGCAGGCAGCAATAAAAATAAAAAAGAAAATCACGGAAACGGCGCTAATTCGTGCGGATAGCGCAGAGCCGAAGTCGATCAAAGAGTTAAATGAATTAGGCTTAAGAGTTATAGCGGCTAAAAAAGGCCCCGATAGTGTCGAGTTTGGTATTCGATGGCTGCAGGGGCTTTCGGCTATTGTCATAGATAAAAAGCGCTGTCCGAATACGTATAAAGAATTCGTGACATACGAGTATGAAACAACGCGCGACGGGCAATATATCAGTGCTTATCCGGATAAAAACAATCATGCAATAGACGCCGTCCGGTATGGCTGCGAAGATTTAATGCCTGCACGGTTCAAAATTAAAGCTGTGCGGAGCAATTTGTATTGAGGTGACACATGGATAAATACAGTTTGTTGACAGATGCATATTTCGGTACTGGGCTTTTTGAGAACGGGGCCGGACTTAGGCAACATCCGCGGGAAGACCCGGCGAATTATAAAGACAGACAGGGGCTCGCTTACTACTTGAATTATACCGGGCCGATTGTCAATGCTGCGGTAGATCCGATATTTAAAAACGATATCAAGCGTGATTATAACGGTTCTACATTGTTTCAAGCATTTCTTGATGACTGCGACCGAACCGGCACGGATTATCAGGATTTTTGTAAATCGGCGGCGTTGCAAACAAAATTATACGGCGTCGCATATATTGTTGTAGATAACAGTGATGAGTTGGCGGAACGCAGAAGTGACGCTGTTGCGGGACGCAAGCTGCCGTTTTTAAAAATTGTTACACCCGCGCAGATTAAAAACTGGGCAATTGACCGATACGGCCGTTTAACGATGTTTCAATACACCGAAACATCGCAAGTGGGGGCAAACGCGAAAAGTACGGAGACGTATACTTGGACACAGAACTCATGGGCAATCGGGAATGGCGACGGCAAAACGACAGGAAATCACAATATAGGTTGTGTTCCGGTTGTGCAGTGGCTTGCAAGAAACACGGACAGGAAAATTATTAAACCGCCGTCGGAGTATTTATCGGTAGCACAGGCGAATTACTTCTTGTATCAGCTTTGCAGCTGGCATACTCAACTCTTGAGAGATCAGGCTTTCGGCATTCTGACAATGCCAGATGACGGCACCGGCGAAGTAACAGTCGGCACGAATAACGCACTCATTTACCCGGCTGACGCGTCGCATACGCCCGACTTCATTGCGCCGCCCGCGGCACCCGCAGAAATGTTGACGGAACAGATGGACAGGATTATTAAAGAAATGTTCCGTATGTCCGGCTTAGATTCCGTCATTGGAGTACAGAGCGATAAAAGCAAATCAGGCGTGGCCAAACAATGGGATTTTGAAAAAACCAATAAGAGACTGGCGGATTTTGCTGTACGCTGTGAGGATGCAGACGAAGCCATCGTTAAATTATTTGAGATGTGGTCAGGTGAGACGGTCGATTACAACTGCGAATACCCGCGTGACTTTAAAATTAATGATGTTGTTGATTCTCTGTCTAATGCGGCTGCAGCGCTTGAGCTCGGATTTGACAGTCCGACATACAAGCTTGAAGTCCTGAAGAAGGTGCTGGAAGCGTACATGCCTAATCTGCCGCCGGAAACCTACGACAAAATGATTGAAGAGGTCGCGGCCGCTATCGAAGAGAGCAAGCAGAACAGCGCATTTGAAGATGGTGATGTAGATGATCCTGACGGCGACGGACAAGGCGATTAAAGCTTTTCAAGCTGAAATAAAGCGGCTTTTGAAAGCGGGGAAAACACCGAAAGAGGCTGTCGACGAAGCCTACAAGCTGTATCCGGTCATGAAAATCATGCAGGGGGAAATAGAGCCGCAGTTAATCGGAGAAATGAAAAGAGGCGGCGCGGTAGGTGTCGCCAAACCGCTGCTAAAAAAAGCGTCTACTGCGGTATGGGCAGCTGACGGATTGACATTATCCAAAAGAACAACGCAGGGCGCAAAAGAAGTTACAAAGCAAGCCGCCGCAGTTATCGCCGAAGCGGTAAAGAAAGGACAGACTATACAGAAAGCGGCCCTTGCACTTTTTGATGGTTACGGATACGGACACACACTGCCGGAACAAGATATCCCTGATTTTTTAAAACAGCTGACGCAAATTGCAAAAGCAAAAGAATACGGTGGCGCAGAGTTTCATAAAACGCTTCGGGCGGTAGAACGCAATCTGAAGAAATTAAATGTGCAGGGGCTGAAAGCCGCGTACACGCAAGTAAAGAATGCTGTACTGTCAGGAAATGAAAAACGCATTGAAAAAGCAGTCTATACAGCGACGCAGGAACGCACGCGGTACTTTGCACGACGTATCGCACGTACCGAGATGGCAAGAGCGTATAATGACGGATTTGTGGCAAAATGGACGGCGGATGAGGACTGTGTAGCGTTTAAGTGGAAGATGTCCACCGCGCATCCGTTTTGCGATATTTGTGACATGTATGCCGAAGCCGACTTATACGGTATGGGGCCCGGGATATTTCCGAAAGATAGAGTGCCGACTCTTCCTGTTCATCCGAACTGCATGTGCCACTTGCGACCCGTGATGGTAGGATCTAAGCTGTTGAAAAGCGAAACGCCGCACGCAAGAATGGAAGAGGGTGGCAGAGAATGGTTGAATAAACAGACACTGCCGAACCGTCAAAGAATACTCGGCGTATACGGCGAGAAAGACGTCAAAGCTGGGCGGAGCTGGACAGAAAAAGCACGTGGATACAGCGGCGAAAAGATGAAAAGTAGAATTATGCTTGCGGTTCCTAATGAATTCAAGAATCCCGACAAATTGGTTATTCCTGAAAACAAGTTGGTAAATTACTGTCTCAATAAAGCGCATAAGACGGGCGGGCCGAAAGCGGTTGCCTTTGAAAAATATTTGGGGTATACTCAAGAAAATAGTAAAAAACTCGATGAGCTAATTCGAAAAAATATTACTACCGCCGAAATCATGGAAAGAAAAGCCGATGAATATGGTCGGACATTCCAGGCAAGATTTTTTGTAGTAGATCTTCAAGGTAAGAAGATATTGATGGTGACAGGCTGGAAGCAAGGTGTACGTGATGAATATCCGCGACTAACCTCAGCATACTTGAAACCTGAAAAGAAAGGAGATGTAGAAAGATGATGCCAAAAGAGCTTGATTGTGTTTTGCTAAAAGATGGGCGCGAAGTGGTTATACTGGATGATTCAATCACGGGGCATTATCTTGTGGAAGCAGGAAATGCGGAAGAGACGGAAGAACCGCCATTTACAGTAACAGATGATGAGATAGAAAGAATCACGTATGTAGCTTAACTGGAAAATTAAATTTGACGAAAAAGGACTATTTAAGTAAAATAGTAATACACAAAGGAGGTGTGGAGAATGATTGAAACAAGGAATGCTGTTAAAAGCTTTTTTACCATGTTTTTTTGTGGTATTTCTGCAATGAATTTATTCCCCACGTCGAACTATGCGAAAAACGTCCCGCCAAACGCGGTGTGTATTACAAGAGAAAGTTGGAAACTTACAGGAGTCGCTTTAAAGCGTGCGATGGATCGGATGGGGGTATTTGTTGGAGAAAAGCAATAACGAAAAGCACTCTGATATTATTAGCAGTCCAGAGGTGCTTTCTACGTCAGAGCAAAACGCAATTAGTGCGAATAGAGAAGCGATTCCAGCGCACTTAGAGGTAACTCAAATTACTTCAGGGCCTATACCGGCTCCGGAAATATTGCGTGGCTATGATGATGTCTATCCGGGAGCGGCACAAATTATTATTAACGATTTTCAAGAGAATTCCAAGCATGTGAGAACAATGCAGGAAAAATCACTGGCTGCCGAGATACAACGGGACAAAAGAGGGCAGTGGATGGCCTTTGTAATCCTGATGTTTATCCTTGTGGTAGTAATATATAGTTTGCGCTTGGGCAACATTACTTTTGCCGGAATTGCTGGGTTTGCTTTTATAGGATTGGCCGCACAGAGTTTTCTTAAACAAAGAAACGCAGAAAAAACAAGGAATCAAAATAAATAATAAGCACTCATAACGAGTGCTTTTATATTGCCTTTTCGCGGGGCAGGAACCCGTCCGCAGGCGTTAAAGAACGGTCTTTTTTGTTGGGACGGGAGCCCATTATTACAGTACACAGGAGGTACTTATTATGACATTGGCAGAATTGTATGAAGCGTTAGGTAAGTTAGAAAACGGGTCGGAAATGGTATCTACCATCAAAGCAGAGATTTCCCGATTAAACGGTGAATCTGCAAAGTTCCGCACATCTAAAAATGAAGCTGACGCGAAAATTACCGAACTCACAGCAAAGGTGGAAGAACTTGAGGCGAAAGGTACAGGAGACCAAACCGCCGCCGAGAAAATGCAGAAACAGCTGGATGAGCTGAACAAAAAGTACGAAGCGGCTGAAAATGCCCGGAAAGAAGAACAGGCTAAGCGAGTGCAGGCTGACATTATGCAGCAGACCGTAGCGGCTTTGACGAAAGGCAACGCAGCTAACCCGTCTGAAATTGCAAAAATCTTGGTCGGTTCTATCAAAACGGATGATGACGGTACTTACAAATTCACAAATGCCAAAAATGAATCAGTCTCTATCGAAGACGGTGCCGCAGGCTGGCTGAAAGATAATGCGTGGGCGGTAAAAGACACGCAGAATCCCGGAAGCGGCGGAGGCAACGGCGGAAGCGGGAGACAATCACAGCCGCAGGGACTGCATGCAGCAGTTGCGGCAGCATTAAACAAGTAATTTTTTAAAGAAAAGAGAGGTAAAAACACATGCCGGTAACTTTAGCACAGGCAAAACTCAATGTACAGGATGATCTTCAGGCAATGACCATCGATGAGTACGCAAAATCAAATTTTATCTGGGATCATATTATTTTTGATGACGTAGTATCTCCGGTAGGCGGCGGAGCTACGCTGACCTACTCATACAACCGCGTGAAAACACAGCCGAAAGCTGACTTCCGAGCCGTTAACGAAGAGTACGCCGCGCAGGAAGCCGACAAAGAGCAGAAATCCGTCGATCTGGCGATTTTCGGCGGGTCTTATAAAGTAGACCGCGTTATTGCGAAGATGGGCGGTGTCGAGAATGAGGTAACTTTCCAGATGCAGCAGAAAATCAAAGCTGCGTCCGCGCTTTGGAACGATACCGTTATCAATGGCGACACCGGAACGAACAACAAGGCGTTTGACGGGCTTGAAAAAGCGCTGACCGGGTCTTCTACAGAATATAAGCCTACCGCGGCAATTGACTTGTCTTCTGGGTCTGCTATCGACAGCAATTATAAGACATTCCTCGATGCGCTCGATGAATGCTTAGGACTGATGGATGGCGAGCCGTCCGCGCTTCTCATGAATGCGGCACTTTTCACAAAATTTAAGGCCGTTGTCCGCCGTGCGGTAGCCTACACTGAAACGAAAGATGACTTCGGGCGTCCTGTTCTCACGTATAACGGCATTCCGATTGTCAATCTCGGCGCGAAGTCCGGGTCTAATGATCCAGTTGTGCCGATTGACACGGCTAAGAGTACAACGTCTCTCTACGCTGTGCGCTTCGGTATAGATGGATTCCACGCGGTGTCTATGGCGGGCGTAGCACCGGTTCAGTCTTGGCTGCCTGATTTCAAAACACCCGGGGCTGTAAAGTCGGGCGAAGTGGAAATGGTGGCCGCAGTTGCGCTGAAAGCGACGAAAGCGGCTGCGGTTCTCAGAAACATCAAAGTTAAATAAGGAGGTACAAGATGGCACAGATTATAGCGCCGAATAAAGATTATACCGGCGAAAGTGCTTCTGTAACATTCGTTAAGGGCGTCGGAGAAACTTCTGACGCCTATTTAGTTGAGTGGTTCAAAGAACACGGGTATACCGTTATTGACGATGAGGCCGCAGAAGTACAGCCGGTAACTCCCGAAGAGGATCCCGCAGCCGACGTCGAAACCGAGGAACAGTCCGAGGAAACACAGGAGAAGCCGAAAAGGTCACGTTCTTCAAGAGCAAAAGCAGCTGATGCAGAATGAGTACCGCGGATATCTTCAAGAAGCGGCTAAGGCAGGCGGTTAAAGAAAGCACTTTAACCGTGGCGGAATACGCACAGGATAATCACAGGTTTAAATCAAGAACTGGCGCTTTGGAGCAGTCTGTAATGACGGATTATAGGGCCGACGGATTGACCGGAGTTATCACACTGGATTCAAATCGTGCCCATTATGGGTATTTTGTACATCGCGGATTTCCTGCGCATAATATTCGCCCTAAAAACAAAAAGGCTCTTCGGTGGCCATCGGGTGGTAGATTTGCTTTCGCTAAAAGCGTCCGCCACCCCGGATTTGCCGGGGATCCTTTTGTTTTTAACGCTTTAGATGCGTGCGATAGTGAGATTGACTCTATTTTTGATCGTTATGCGGAATTAGCTAAATCGGAGGTAGAAAATGCTCTTAACAGTCGATGATTTAATAACAAAAGATGAACTGCTGGGGCCAGTTCTAACCGAAGAGACGCTGGCCGATGCGCATGACTATTTATATTATTTGGCGTCGCAAGTAGGCGTTGAGAAATCAAAAGTGCAGGCTACGGTATTAGTTAAACGATTTATTACTGCTTACGCTTTCCGCGCGACGGCGGTTAATAAATCGTTCGGCTTGCCCGGCAGCATGTATAGCGATGGCAAGGATGTCGATGCGTACGCAAAGAAGGTACAGATATATTCTGATGAAGTAAAAATGCTGGAGAACCGGCTGCAGACTGCGGAGGCTTTTACAGGGGCTTCGCAGTCTGTCGGTTTTCGAGCGGTCAAAATCTTTCGGGGGTAAGTATGGCTTGGTTTGATATTTTGAAATACCTGCAGGCTGAACTAAAAAAACAGAAAGCGGCGCAGGAAATAAAACTGGGTGCGTACGATCCGCGGACGATTAAAACTACTGACGGAATTATTCTGCTTATGCGCGGAAATGAACAGCCGGATAATGATTCAGATATGGTCGATTATGAAACTATAACACTGTATCTTGAATGCTGGATTCGTTATGACGGCACGGAACTATATGTCGGATATGAAAAATTAGCCGCGCTGGAAGCTAAGGTGGACAACGTTCTACAGAAAATCCGCGATGAGTCGGGCAAAGTAACGAATGCTATTCAACTCATGGATATTCGAGTTAGCCGGAAGACAGGAGATCCCGGTGGTTTGCGGCCGCTGTACGGCGTGCAATATGAAATAACAGTTACTGTATACGAAAGCGAGGATTGAATATGGCAGTACAAGCGAGAGGTTATAAAGCCTCTACTACGATAGATTTTGAAAGCGCTTATAACAAGGCACCAGTAACGAAAAAAGGAATACTGCTGCCGATTAACAAGAATGAAATGGAGAAAAAGCAGACGCTTATCTCTTCCGATACGATTACAGGGAGCCGTAATAACACGATTTCCAGCCTGGGACGCGTAAGCGTTGACGGAAATGTGACCATTCCGGCAGATTTCCGTGCTATCGGCTATTGGCTGAAAGCGTTACTTGGTGCGCCTACGAGTGTAAAAGGCACGGGCGTTAATACACACACGTATAAAGTTGGCGATACGCAGCCATCTTTCGTTCTAGAGAAAGCATTTCCCGATTCAGGTAAGTATTTTCTGTATCGCGGTTGCAAAGTAAACACGCTGAAATGGGGCTTCGGTGAAGATAGCGAAATGACCGTTGAACTAGCTATCATGGGCGCTCTGCGTGAAATTGCGTCGGCTACATATGACGCGTCGGCTACATCAGTAGCGAAGCTCCCCATTTCGCAGAATCACACTTATGTCAAGATTGGCGGCACAGAAAGCGAAATCGTTAAAACGGGCGATTTTACTTTGGACGCAGGGCTTGATGGTGATCAGTATGTTGTGGGCAAGGGCGGTATTCGAGGAGACATCCCGGAGGGGCTGTTTAAAGCAAGCGGAAATATTGAGGCACTGTTTATGGATACTTCTATGATGACGCTTGCTGATACCGGCGCGAAAACATCACTTGAAATCGGCTTTAAAATGACGGAGAATTGCAGCTTGGTATTTACCTTCCCGGAAGTGCAGATTGAACCGCATGACGCACCGATTGATGGCCCAGCGGGGGTTTCTGTGAAATTTGCGTGGAATGCATTTTATGAAAGCAATGCGCAGAAAAGCACTGTGCAGGTTGTATTGAAAAATGATAAGGAGTCTTACTGATGGTCGAAATAAAGACAATGACGAGAAAGCAAGTCAAAGACCTGCGTAAAGCGGGTCTTGATTTAGTTTTGCTTGGCGAGGCAGATAAAACAAAGACAATTGAAGCTCTTGAATGGGTTTTTGATCATGTTTATCCAGAACTTGCTGATGATGAAGAACTCTCTTATCGCGAAATGATCCGGATTGCCACAAAAACTTTTGAAAAAACATATGGAACGGATGCAGAAGTAAAAAACTAATAGATGCCTACCAGTGGGAATGGTCACCGCACCGGGAATACTGTGAGAATTGTCAAAAGCTGCACAGAAAACTGAATAAGAAGCCTCCTTGTGCCGACTGCGAGCATAGGAGGCCTTTTTTGTCAGAAGAAAACACTGAAACGTGGGAGTTGTGGAGCTACTGTGCGGGGCAAGTTCGTACCAGCGGATTAGGCGACATTATCGGAATTGATTATAACGCATTGTTTCAGGTTGCAATTGTACTTGGGATTGAAGTAACTCCGGGGATTTTGAAAAAGATAAATGCGATGGAAATGATCATGCGGGAAGAGGTGAGGAAAATTGGCAAGCAGCACTAAAACGATTGAAGCGCGAATTGAAGCAAAGGATAATGCTTCGGGGTCTATCAGCAAAGTTAAGGCGGAACTGAATAAGCTCAGGGACAAAAATATCAATGTAAATGTGGATACATCGGGCGCGGAATCTAAGATCTCGAGCATAGCGCAAAAAATCAATTCTATAGGAAAAGGAACGTCCGGGGGGCTTACCGGGATTCTATCAAAAGCGGGTCCCGCAGGATTGGCGATTGCGGGAGTAACTGCGGCAGTTGCAGGGTTAGGCGCAGCTCTCGGTGCCGCAGGTGATAAATTTATAGGCTACAACGCTAAGATGGAGCAGACCAATATCGCATTTACTTCTATGCTCGGCTCTGCGCAAGACGCCAAGGTTATGATGGACCAGCTGCGTAAATTTGCGGCGGATACGCCATTCGAATTTGAGGATATCGCTCCCGCGGCGCAGCAGTTAAAAGCGTTCGGCTTCGAGGCGCGTGATATTATCCCTACTTTAACCGCGGTGGGAAATGCATCTGCAGGTCTTGGTAGAGGCGCCGAAGGATTGAAGCAGATGGCTTTCGTCATGGGGCAGATTAAAACAACCGGAAAACTGATGGGGCAGGATGTCATGCAGTTGTCCCAGCTAGGGATTCAGGTCAAAGATATTTTAGCTAAAAACTTAGGACTTGCCGCAGATCAATTGTCGGATATCGGGAACCAGGGCATCAGTGCCGACGCGGCCATAAAAGCGCTCACGGAAGGCATGAATGAACGGTTTCCGAACATGATGGCCAAGATGTCCAATTCTTTCTCCGGTATGCTGAGCACCATTAAGGACAACGCAAGCCAAATACTCGGTAAAATCGGAGAACCGCTTTTTAACAGCATGAAAAATGCGATCGGCAAAGTCCGTGATGTGTTTAATACAGCTCTTAAAAACGTAAATACAAAGGGACTGTCACACATTTTTGATGACCTAGTGCCCGACGGGCTTGCAAAAAATATCAGCCACCTTTTTAACTCAATCGGACAGGGGATTTCTGCAGTTATGCCGGTCATTGATAATCTGTCATCAGCTCTCGGCAACTTGTTTAAACCTCTTTTGGAGGGTGATAGCAAACTATTTTTGGATATGCTAGACACTGTCGCAACAGTGACGGTTAATGTGTGGCGCGTGGTAAGCGGCGTTATCGCAGACATTGCGGCCGTTATTGGTTCGGTAGAATCCTATATCGTAAGCGTACTGAACGGTATAAGTGGCGCATTTGACACCTTGTATAACGGATTGCTTAGCGGAATTGTGCAGCTGGCCAATCAATTTTTGGCAACTGTAGGTGACTGGCTGTCACAAGCATATAACGCTATTGTTGATTTTGTAAACGCCTGCCTTGATAAACTCGGGGTCGTCGGTACAGCCATCCGAAAAATCGCAAGTATGGTCGGCGCAGAAATTGAATCCGCAAAAGACGCAGTTACAAACTCTAAAACGTTTCAAGCACTGACCAATCTCGTGACAATTGACGGAAATATTACTTCAAAAGTGGAGAAGGGGCCTACTGATTTTGTTAATCAAGGTGGTGGCTCTGTGAGTGATGGCGGAAGCGTTGGGGGTTCAGGAGGCGGTGGCGCTGGTGCTGTAGACAAAGCGCAAAAGAAAATTGAAGAGCTGACAAAAAAGATCGCCGATGCCGTTTCGGATTTATCCGATAAAATCCTTGACGAAACAGGAACAGCTTACGAAAAAGGAATCGGCAAACTGAATAGAGAAATAGCCAAAGTAAAAAAAGAAATTGAAGAAGCCGCGGCTGCAGGAGTTAATACGGACGCACTGCAGGCAAAACTTGAAGAATATGGCCGTGTTATAAAAGATAAACTTGTAAAAAAGTGGAAAGAAGCTAATACAGATCTTGTTAATGATACGAACCTTGCACTAGCTAAAATGACTAAAAGCATTTCGGCGCAGGCGGAAGCACAGTATCAAATTGATCTAGAAAAGCTAAAACGCGAAAAAGAGAACAAGCTAAAAGAAGTTGCACTGACTCAAGATAGTGTTGAAGCTAAACTTGCGGTAGAGCGCTGGTATAATGCGCAGCTTGCGCTTATCACAAAGCAGCGGGACGACGAGCTGGCTAAAGAACCAAAAACTTGGAGTGAAGCTTGGAATACGGCGCTTCAGCAGATGGTCGAGAATTTCGGATCCAAAGGTGAGCAGATGCAGGACGCTATGAACAGTGTCGCGTCATCAATGGCTGACGGTTTTACAGACATGTTTACTGATGTATTGACTCTCGATTTTAAAAATATTGGAAGCTCTTTTAGTAACATGCTTAAAAGCATGCTAAAAGCAATTGCAAATTTTATGGCAAAACAGGTCGTGACGAGTTTTTTAAGTCGGTTTTTGGGCGGTAGCGGGGGAGGCATCGGAACTGGGATTTCTCTCGGCGGAAGCTTTAACCAGAGCTGGGGGGACCGGATGATTGCGTCCGTAGCGCCTAAACTTAACTTTCGCGCTAATGGCGGCCCGGTATCTGCGGGGCAGGCCTACATCGTTGGAGAACGCAGACCGGAGCTGTTCGTTCCGCGTACATCCGGCACGATTATCCCGAGTGTCAATGTAGGTCGGCAGGCGCCAGAAGTGCAGGTAGTTGTTCAGAATAATACTGGTACGCCAATGCAGGCTAAAACGCAAACAATGCAGCAATCGGATGGTCGGATTCTGAAAACGATTATTCTGCAGACCGTAGCAAATGCTGTTTACACAAATGAAGATCACATGCGAGATGTCATAGCAGGCGTTCGCGGAGGTTAATATGCTGAATTTTCCGAACATTAAAAATCCTATCTACCCGCTAAAGCATAAGCGGGTAGACCACACATACAAAATGGAACAGGACAATGAAACAATTAATACGCGGCCGAGGTTTACAAAAAAGCCGCTGCATTTTACTTTGCAGTGGTCAGCTTTGCCTGCGGCCGATTATTCCCTGCTTGACACATTTTTTAACGACCAGACATACGGCAACGCCTTAAAATTTCAGTGGACATATCCACCGGAGCCGGGATGTAAATTTGCAGGTCAAACGTTTACCGTTCGATTTTCCGGAGATCTTGAATTTGACCTTGTTAATCCGGGGCTGTTTTCAGGGCAGATAGCACTGGAGGAAGCATAAATGGAATTATCTACAGCGGCAATTATCGAAAAGAATAAAACGGCTTCTAACGGTGCTGATCTTCTCCTCTGCGATATTACGTGCAGAGATGAAAGTCTGCACTTGGTAGCTAATAATGAAAATATTGTATTTCAAGGCGTCACTTACTACGCTTACGCATTCAGCGTCGATAAAATCAAAGTAAGTAGTACAGAAATGCCGTCAGCACGGCTGAATATCAGCAACATCACAGGATCCATGCAAGCTCTGCTTGAAAAATATGACGGAGCGGATGACGTCACAGTATCGCTTAAAGCGATTAACACAAATGTTCCCGATGAGATTTTAGATGAAGAGGTGTTTGATGTTATCGGGTCATCTGCAGATAAAAAGACCGCAACGCTAAACATCGGGACAAGTTTTTCGTTGCAGAAACGTTTCCCGGCAACACGCGTATTAAAAGACTTCTGTCCGTTCAAATTCAAAGGGCGCAGATGTGGATATAAAGGACCGGTGACAACCTGCAACAAAACTCTTTCTGATTGCCGCAAATGTGGGAATAACAAACGTTTTGGCGGATGCCCGACGGTGCCGCAGGGAGGCCTTTATGTCAGAGATAACTGATTTAATCGGAATACCGTTTTCGAAAATGAAATGCTGGGATTTGGTGCAAGAGTATTACCGCAGGAACGGCAAAAGTTTACCGGACTATCGCAAGCTGCTCACTGCTGATGGTGCTCCTGATGGCGGCAATCGATATAAAGAGATTAAGGAGCCTGAATTGGGCTGTATATGTGTGTATGCAATTAAAGGGAGTAGTATTGATCACGCAGGAGTCTATCTCGGCGGCAATCAACTTCTGCACGCAACCGAAGGTGGTGTGTGTATTGAGCGATTTTCTAAGTTTTTACCGCGCTTGAAAGGAATGTATAAATGATTCATGTAATTATCGTTAATAATCCGTTTGACAAGCGGCAAAGAAAAGATTATTACGAGTCATGCAGTGGGAAAACGGTTAAAGAATACCATTCAGAAGAGGGAGAGAAAGTATACGCAATTAACGGTGTCCCCTGCGGTGCGGATTATATTCCCGCGGACGGAGAAGAGCTCGTTGTCATGCCGAAAATCGATGGTAAGGCTTTGGGGTGGATTTTATCCATCGGAATTACTGTTTTGTCCGCAGGCGTCGGGGCGGGTCTTATCGGCAGCAGCATGATGAGCATGTGGGCGCGCATGGGGTTATCTCTTGCAATCGGTATGGTCGGCAATGCTCTTGTAAATAAACTGACACCGACTCCGAAAGCTGACTTAAGCAACACGGAACAGTCTAATACCTACGGCTGGGGCGCTCCGACGACACTAACCGGGCAAGGGTATCCACTACCTATCGTTTACGGCACTGTTAAAACCGCGGGGATTATGCTTGCCCGACACGTGGTGTCCGAAGGAGAAAAGCAGTATCTGAATATACTCTATTGTGTAGCCGAGGGGCCGATTGATGAAATAACTAACATTGAACTCAACGGAAACCCGATAAGCAATTATACCGATGTACAGGTAGATATCCGCTTAGGCGCAAACACACAGACGATTATTCCGAATTTTAATGACTCTTACGCGGATACTGGGCTTGCGTACGAGCTCAACGATGACGGTAACTGGCATACGCATAAATTAGACGGAAATACGGCGCAGGGACTCGAATTAACATTTTCATTCCCTGCAGGACTGTATTATTCGAACGATAGCGGCGGTACTTCTGAAACTTGGGTCGACTTGGAAGCGCAATATAGAAAAGTGGGCGATCAGAATTGGAAGAATATAAATATAGGTCGCATTAAGAAAAGTACCAACAAATCTTTTTATCTTGTTTATGCCGTTCACGACATAGCCCCGGCGCGGTATGAAGTGAGAGCGCGATGTACAAAAAAAGAAGGCACGTCTATCCGGTATGTAAACAAAGTGCAATGGCAAGGTGTTACCCAAGTTATTTATGACGATTTTGAGTACCCGGGCAAAGCACTTATCGGGATAAAAGCGTTGGCTACAGACCAGCTGTCAGGAAACGACCCATCCATGACGTGCCTTGTCACACGTAAAAATGTCAATGTCTGGAATCCGGCAACAAAGCGTTACGAAGAACGGCAGGCAGACAATCCGGCATGGGCTACTTATGATATCCTGCACCACTGCCTGAAGATTGATACTGCAGAAGGCGGCTTTGATTATGAGGCCGACGGCGTCCGAAAAGAAAATATGGATTATTACTCATTCAAAGCGTGGGCGGCAGCATGCGCTAATGCCGGGATGGCGTTTAATTATTTATACGACAGCGCTATGTCCGTATGGGATGCAAAAGACTACCCGTGCCGCGTTGGTCGCGGAGCTATTCTGCTGATGGGTACCAAGTTCTCCTGCGTCTATGACTACGCGGGAACGCCTGTACAGTTGTTTACCGTCGCCAACATGAAAAAGGACTCTTTTAAAGAAGAGTTCCAGTCTCGAGATCAGCGGGCAAATGCAGTTGAAATATCATTCTTGAATAAAGACAAGAATTACGAACGCGACGTGCTGACCGTCTACGGTGACGATTATGATACGGCAGAACAGAATGTACAACCAGTACAGATTGAGCTGATGGGGTGTACCTCATTGAAACAAGCCTATGCGTTCGGGCGATATAAACTCAGGGCAAATAAATACGAGATCCGAACAGTCTCTTTTGACGCATTCGTCGATGCGATCGCTTGCACAATCGGCGATGTTATTCTTGTACAGACCGATAATACGATGTGGGGCACTGGTGGTCGGATTGTTAGCGTTAACGGAAAAGAATTAACGCTGGATCAACCTATCGACGTTGATTACAGTTCAATTTTTGTTCGTGATCAAGATACCGATAAAATCTATGAAACTGCAATCACGTCGATAAACGGAAGCAAAGTAACAGTTGCCGACGCTACCGGTTTTTCTGCAGATGCGGTTTATGCTGCAGGTAAAACGGGGAAAATAGCTAAGATGTTCAAGGTTTTAGCTATCGAAAAGGGGATGGACGATGCTACTCGGGCAATTACCGGGATTGAATATTATCCGGAATTGTACAGCCCGGACACAAGCAAAGTACCCGAAATTGCTCAATACGATAATGTCGTCAGCGGCCCGACGGATCTTACTGTTACTTGTACTGTTAAAACTGGTTATGGAGCTGGCACAGACTGCGCTGTGCATTGTGCTTGGATTAATCCCAAAACAGCCAATACGGTATTTCTTGAGACAAAAGAAGACGGGGCTAATGTCTGGGTACACCGCGGAAGGTTTGAAAACAGCGAAAATTCTTATACTTTTGAAGCGGACGGAACCAAGAAATACACTGTCCGGGTGTATTCGGAAAACGAACTCGGCAAGCGATCCAGCTATTCTACGGCAAGAGTTGATTTATCTGCGTGGTTGCATCCTGCGGAAACGCCAAAAAACATTAAGGCATACACAAGATACCGGACATTGCCCAACGGTTCTCATAGATACGACATTCTTGTATCGTGGGAATCTAAAGATTTAATCGGTCGCGTCTGGTATAAAACGAACCACGTGCAAGGCGAGGCGATCATTATAGAAGACGGGCTAAGCGCCGATGAACTCGGCTTTGCTGGAGCGTGGGTGTACGCAGGACAGGGGAAAGGGCAGCTGATTATTCCGCAGGCTCTACCCGGCGACACCTACAGAATAGCAATTACCACAGCTGATGGACGGGGTGTATTTAATCTCCCGGATGATGCACCAAAAATCGACAAATTAGTCGCGCTGAAATCCACAATCCCAAACACCCCCGATAACTTCAAAATGGTTATTGGTAGCGTGGCACATTTATCGTGGAATCCCGTAACCAATGCTGACGTACAGTTCTATGAACTTAGAACAAACAGCAACGCAGGCGGCGATTCCGACGCTTTACTGGCAAGAACAGATGGGCTATCTTTTGATGTTACGCTGACAAAACGCAACGGAACATTATATCTGTTCGCCTGCAATACGGAAGGGAAATACTCCGCCCCCGCAACTATCACTTATAACAAGCCAGCCCCTGCCGCACCACCGAAGCCTGATCTAATATCATCAATCGGCGGATTTTCCGTTGTTGCTAATCCTATCCCCGCCGACTGTGCAGGGATGGCGGTATATATAGATCCTGCAGGTAAAAACATCATGCGGGTAACAACAACAAATAGCGTTTACTCTTACTCTTGTCCTGAAAACGTCTATGAAGTGTCTGTCGCTTACTATGACATGTTCGGGGAAGGCGCACGGTCGCCGTCGAACACGGTCACAGTGAAACTTGTTATTGACGAATCAATGCTGAAAGATGGAGCAATTAGTCTTAAAAAAGTTGACGAATCAATCAAAAAAGCACTGGAAGCGGGGAAGGTTAGTCATGAATCTGTCAATCAGATAGTGTCCAATTTGAACAAAGAAGACGGCTACAAGACGTATAGCGCCTTAACACAGCTGAACAACGCTATCGAACTTCGGGTAAAAGATAACGAGATCATTAATCGCATTAATTTAACGCCGAAAGGAACGACGATTGACGGCGGTTATCTGCACATCACAGGCAAGACAACTATCGATAATAATGTCATAGTGAACGGTATGCTCGCCGCAAATGCGGTAACAGCAGATAAGATAGCAGCTGGCGCCGTGACGGCAAATAAGATCAGTGTTAATAGTCTTGAGGCGGTATCGGCTAACGTCGGCAATCTTAAGGGCGGGACTATATCCGGAACTACATTAATAGGCTCGACAATACGAAATGCGTCGAATACTTTTTCTGTTGATCCAGATGGGAACATCGTGGGGGCGACGCTCAAGGCGGGTACCATAGATGGTAATTCTGTAAGAATTAACGGCTACAACGTCAGGGCGGTTTCGATTCTAAAAGGTACTGGGAAAGGAGATTTTACAATTCCTCTCCCAGAAGGATATGAAGAAAAGGATTGCGTGTGGACGGCATTTTTAATGAGTAATGCACGGAGTACTTATTCTTTTTCGATGAATGGAAGAAGAGTGCATGCCAAAGAAATATCAGGGGATTACCCCGACCCGCTATGTGGTTACATGGTTATAGGTATTAAATAAAGGAGGCATAAATTGTGGTACGGATTTGATAGTGGAGGCGATTGTCGGTTCTCTTCTGACGGCGCAGTACGACAGGAGCCGGGCATATCGGTTGTGAAGTCCGATGTAGTATATACGGATATTTCCCGGCTTGTACTTATTAACGGGAAAATTGTGGAAATGGAGGAGACGGCAAATGAAACTAACAGTATTTCAGCACGGAGAAATTAGAGACGAAAACGATAAAATCATTCAAGAAGGAACTTACGGCAAGCATACCGTGTTCACTTCTTCCGATAATCGGGGAATTTTAGACTATATCATCAATAACTTTGAGGTGCTATATCAAGCAGTGCAAGGTAATTTATCTGGCATTGTCGATGTAAACACCATTCTTAATACTGTCAAAGAGTACATCAATAAGCAGAAATACGTACAGTCAGTGGACGGTAAAGGGCTGTCTACAAATGACTATACGACGGAAGAAAAAAACAAACTGGCGAGTCTTGAGAATTACTCTCTAACGACAAATAAAATAAAAACAGCTTTAGGGTATACGCCAGTAAATGAAGCTGCACTAAATGATAAAGTGTCTACTGTCGCATTAACGAACGCAATAACATCGGTGACGAATAACTTTAATCAGACACTTGCAGGATACGCACAAGAATCAGAACTAAACGACAAGCAAGATAAATTAGTTTTTGACAGCGCACCAACGGAGAACAGCAAGAAAATGCTGACGTCCGGTGCTATATATGCGGCGATACAAAAAGCCGTACAATCTATTTCCGATGTGGATAACACATCATTTTAAAAAAGGAGCAGAGGTATGACAATCACAAGGCAAGAAATCATTGACGCACTCATCAACGGGAGCGCCGAAATCGGGAAAGAAGAGTATGTAGATTTAGACGAAAGGAGTTTTTAATCATGACAAAAGGGAGAATATCTGTCGAAAGTGTAGCCGCTATTGCGAATGCAATTAGAGAAAAATTAGGTACAACCGCAACATATAAACCTGCTGAAATGGCACCCGCTATTCTGTCTATTCCGACAGGTGGAACAGGGGAAGAAATCCCGAAAATCTATGTAGCGAAAAAGCTTGAACATCAGAGTATTGTTATTACGCCGAGTGCTTTAACAACACCGGCGGAAATCGGTGATAAAAAGGTATATTCAGCTTCCGTATCTTCAATCGATATTAAAGTGGTACCCGCAGTAGGCTATGAAGCCGGGAACATCGTCGTCAACGGAAATGTTATGAGTAAAGAGGTTAATAATTACGCAATCGCTGGGGGCGAACAGATTACCGCAACAGCAGCTACAAAAATAGGTGAAGCACCAACGCTTGATATCCACGGCACGCTGATATTTACTGAAAATGGCGAAGATACATTGATCGCAACAAGCGATAAAATCAATACTACAAGTGCCGGATATCGTGTTAATAATGTTTACGCACATCGTATTGAGGATTACTTGATAGTCGAAATCAATATACCGGGAATCGAAGAATTTTATAGCAAGCCGGGAATTTACACAACTTCTATCATTAATGTAAAAATCGGCGATGTATTATTCGATATGACACGCGAAGGTCCGAATAGTCTTTCAGGCGGAAATGCGAAGGCGGATTTTGTGAAGTTAAAAGAGAACATCGGGAAACCGCTTAATTTCTCAATTAAATACGAATAATATTTACGTTACCGTGGGAGCCGTTCAGGCTCCTGCGGTATTAATTTTATTAAGAGGTATATGAAATAATGAGCATGGGGGATATGAGCCCGGAAGCGCTGGAACGAATCGTCAGAATTGAGACAAAGCTGGATATGCTTGTCGAAATGATTCCAAAAATGCAAGAATTGCAGTTGGCGCACGAAAGAGCAGCGCAGAGCGCTAAATCAGCGCACCATCGAATAGACAATATATACAAAGTGGCGGGGCTTATATCGACCATCGTATCTGTTGTCATTGCATTAATCGGAAAGGTGCTGTGATATGTTTAGAAAAATATGGAACACCGCAATACAATATATGCCAAAGGTAAAAGGGAAAGTTCGAACCTCGATGCAGATCGTTTATGTGTACGGAGCCGGACTTATCATTTTATTCCTGATGGTAATTGCGGCATGGGTACACGATTTTTACCGGACAGGCACAGCAAACACAACACTACTTATTAACTTCTTCAAAGAGTTTACGGCACCGGCAGTAGTCGGTGCTTTTACTTTTGTGAGTGTTTTTTGTGTAGACAAAAACCGCGACGGGCGGCCAGACGCCGCAGAAAAAGAAATAAAAAAAGAAACAAGAAAGGAAGTGCGTAGAGATGACAATAGCCGAATTTAAACAAGAGCTCATTGACAAAAGAAGCTATTTTTATCAGTTTCCGTGGCCGGCTACTACATACGGACACTGGTCGGCCGGACGGTACTTCACAACGTTTAACGATTATCATTTTAACGTTGACGGAGACGGCGAAATCATCTACACAAGACCGCTCAATGAAGTACCGCGGGCAACATATCACAGGAACACAGGCAGTATTGCAATTGCTCTGTGCTGCTGCTATAATGCCCGCCCTGGAGATTTAGGAGAATATCCGCCGACGGAAGCACAAATTGAAACGCTGGCGAAGATGTTTGCGGTCATTGCCGAGGTTTTTGACAATCCGATTGACCGTGAGCATTTCATGACACACGGAGAGGCCGCAAACGACGACGGCTACGGCTTGTACAGCGGAGATCCGGACTGCCGCTGGGATTTAGAGCAGCTGTGCGACGAAGATAAAATAGGGACCGGCGGAGATATTCTCCGCGGGAAAGCGCAGTGGTATTTAGAGAACGGGGTGTAAAATGCTTACGATATCGAACCAGAATATATTTTTAACCAGAGGCGATACGGCGAAAATATCACTGAATATCACATCTGCAGGAAGCGCCGCTTATGACAGCACGAAAGATAGAGTTGTTTTAACAGTCAAGAAATCAACCACCGATAAGGCAAAGGTGTTACAGAAAACGGCGGTGAACGGAGTTATTACGATTAGTCCGGCAGATACTAAAAATCTTGATTACGGAGATTATGTATATGATGTACAGCTAACTACCGTTGCCGGAGATGTCTGTACGATTATCACTCCGCACCGGTTCAGAATTGAGGATGAAGTTAATTTTGATTAATGAGCTAGACGCAAAACTTGCAGCCACGGAATCACTGCACGGTACTATCTCCGGTAAAAAAGATTTGACCGCCGAATTATCACCTATGGGCGTATTATCTGGTGTTGTTATAGATAACGATGATAGTATAAATGTTATTATAACAACTCCGGAGGAGTTAAAGGCGTCATTAACAATCCCGAACGGAGGGGGAGGTGGCGCAGGCAAAGACGGAAAATCTGCATATGAGATAGCAGTTGACAACGGATTTAACGGCACGGTGGCAGAATGGCTGAAAAGCCTGCAAGGAGCTAAAGGTGAAAGAGGTGTGAAAGGAGATAAGGGAGACCCGGGCAAGGAAGGGCATGACGCTACCGTTGATTTAACGCCGTACGCCCGGAAGTCGGAGCTCATCACAGAAGAACGTATTGTAGAATTGATTGGTGCTAACTCTGTCACGCAAGAAATTTTAGACGCAGCCGTGAATCAAGCGATACGGGCATACGAACAGTCCACAAAACTTGTATTACACTTGGTTTATCAAGGGTACGAAGCAGAAACGAGCCGTAAAGATAATATTCATTTTTGTAAAATGGTCACTAAATATAAATCAGCAGACTTTGATGAGTATTTTGATATTGTCAACGAGACCGACTTTATTGCGAAAAAGGATTGTACGATATTAGCCGTCAGTAAGGTATATCAGTATGCAACGTCAGGTGGGAATACGTCAGTCAATCGTGTTGTATTAAACGCTGTAACGATAGCACAATCAGAAACGTCAAGCCGTATTGTTGGTTCCATAGGAGCCAGACAATCAGGCGTCTTTTCGGTTAAAGTTGGAGCGGTGCTTAAATGCGAAACATATAACGGCAAAGGATATCCGCAGGGCGGCATGCAGATATACATATCGCCGGTAGTTACTAACGGGTACGCATTCAAAGGCACTACACCGGACGCATATTTAACTAGTAATTACACAGCTGATAAAGGGTGAGGTGGAAAATGTATGATAAAAAACAGGCTTACTATATGTTTATTATCGGCGGGATTATTCTTGTTGCCGTCATTGGTTGGTTCGTCTGTGCAGGCAGAGGTGATGTATCAAATCTCCGAACCGGAGCTGACACAGTTAGAAATGAACTTGACAGCGCTCGAACAGCACAGCAGGGACAAGTCGATACTCTTAGACAAGCAAGCGAAGCAACTGAACGAAGCGCAGGAGCAGTTGAAAATAGCAAACGAGCAAATCAAGAAATCTCAAGCATTGAACGAACAGACGCAGAACTCATTAGAGAGAGCCAATCAATACTTGAAAGAGTACGAGAAAGAGGCAGAACGGAAAATAAGAATTAAAACACGGCAAAGGAATCTATGGATAATGACAACAGTAGTAGCTGTGGGAGTGGCAATCTCCCGGAGGTGATCCGGTATCTACGAAAGAGGGCGGGAAACCGCCCTCTTTTTTATTGCGCGGTATAAAGATAATTTATAATAAAATGGTTGCGCGCGCAAAATGAGCGTGCTATAATATAAACAACAAAAGAGAGTTGCTGGAAATCCGACAGAAAAGGAGAAAGAAAATGGCAAAAGCACAGTATAAAAGAAATGAAATTATCTCCGCAATGCGGAGAAATAGATGGCACTTATATGGTGCCGTTACCGTCCTTCCGGATGGAAGGGCAAACAGCGAGATGTTTGTACTCTCTACAACTCCAGAGGGAGCCGTAGAGACGGCAAACTCTGTGCGACCAATTAATCCGTGGGAGCCGGAAGAGTGGGCGGTATACCGCTGCCGGCATATACCGGTTAACTTTGTGTGTGCATGGGCGCACAAGTAAGAATAGGGAGGAAAACAAAATGAAACACATTATGTACAGATCGTACATCGAATTTCGTGCGTATAACGAGGAAATTCACGAAGAAGTACGGGGGAACGATATACGTTTCACGTTCTTCGTACCCGGTAGCAGTGATTTCGACTGCATAGTTGTAGAAATCCCGGACAACATGGAGATGATCCCGACATGGGAACAGACAAGAAAAATACGCTTCTGGGAAAGAAAAATGTCCGACATTTTGGTCGATGGTGAAAGACGTCGGTTAAATGTAAATGTCGGTCGGAGAGATAAATATTATTATGGAGATATTGAAGATGTTAACGATATCCCGGAAGAATCTTATCTTCCGGAAGTTAACACGGATGACAGTGTGGCAGAACTGAAAATTATCGGTGTACAGTATACAACTATAAAAGAAAACGCCGAGAAATTCGGATGCGAATATGTAGAAGATGGGAAAAAACTGCTCATGGATTTATTAAAAAAAGTATCTCGTGAAATAGAAATTCACGATGAAATAAAGATGCTTGAAAAAGACAGAGAGCTCCGAAATGTGACAACAATAGAAGAACTCGAAGAAGAAATTACAATAGAATCGAACAACTATGGGAAAATAATTGGCAAGCCAGGGCAGTACGTAATAACTGTGGCGGATAGAAAATATCTGATTAACGACATGTGGGATCCACTTGACATTGACTATCGCGATCGCGATAGCGGATATGTATACTTCAATGCGTATCCGCTCGATCCAGATGAACTTTGTAGAAAAATTCCGGCGATCGGCCTTCCGGAAAATACACCGAAAGAAATAATAGATATGATTAAAGAAGCTGCCGCCTACAGAAAAGAGTTAATAAAAAATATCGGAGAAGAAGATTGGGGCTAAAAGAACACTGCATCCTGAAAAATCATAAACAAAGTTTTTAATAAAGGAGGATAAAAAATGTATACTGATGCGGAAATAATATATAAAAACGTAAAAAAATTAGAAGAAGGGGTATATAGAGTCCAGGGGAAAAGACGGACGTGGGAGGGGTTGACAGATATTCAGAAACTCCGCTTTGCGCTAATCGCGGCGGGGGAAGTGTTAAAAACTGTTAAAATCTCCGACGTTGTAAAAGCAGCGGGAATAAAGGGGATGAAGACAAACGAAATAATAATAGCAGCAAAAAATGCAAAAAAGGAGCTTCCGGATTACAGACTTGTAATTATGCGGGAAGACCCGATTGAGAATTACAGTTTACTACAAAACGGTGTATTTACTTGCTGTGAGTTTGATAATCAGTAGATTTTATTGAATAAGAACAGGAGACGCTTAAAAATGAAAACAGAAAAAATAATAAAAAAAGCGGAAAAGCACGAAAGCGTAAGTCTAAATCTACGCACCACAGCTGAAATTCGAGACAGATTCAAAGAGCTGTGCAAGAAGAATGGAAGCACGGCAAATAGAACATTAAATGCATTTATGGAAGAGTATATAAAAAAGGAAGAGCAAAAGAACGTAAAAGACCTGAGTGTGTTTGATGGAATCCGCGACTTATCGAGCCGCGGAGAG